TGGTCAAAGTCTAGTCTTCTTAGACCTTACCAGAGTTTCACATCAATACAATGGATCAGATATTTTAGCTACTGGTGATGCAATGTACACCCTTGCAACTGGAGCATCATCCGGCCCTGTGCTTTTCAATGCAAGAAGGTACATAGGTACTGGAGCGGCTCGTTCATTAACTGGATTTGGGTTTAGTCCAGATTTAGTTTGGTTTAAACGAAGAACTGTTGCCGCTAACCATTACATAAACGACTCAGTACGAGGAACAGGTTCAGGAAATGTTTTGTACGCAGATACTAATGCTGCCGCAGGAACAGATGCTCAATCTACCCAAGCTCATCTATCTGACGGAATCCGAGTCGGAAACACAGGAGAAGCGAATCCCAATAATAGTGAGATGATAGCATGGGCATGGAAAGCAGGAGGTGCGCCTACTGCGGATGCTAAACGTAGAGAAAATGATAGTTCAACTGAAATATCCTTAACTGCTGGTTCCATTTCAGACACCACTTACGATATTGATATATCAGCTGTAAGACAGTCCGTCAACACATTAGGTGATTTTTCAATAACTAAATATACAGCAGATCCTGCTGGAAATAACACTCATCTTTGTCATGGTTTATCTGGAATTCCAGACATGGTTATTGTCAAGGGTTTAGGTACAAATCCGTGGGTCGTTTGGCATTCTAGTCTTGCTGATACAACTGATGACTATCTGGTTCTTGATACAACTGCGGGAGTAACAAATCATGCACAAATTTGGCAAAACGCTGGGCCGACTGCGACAAGTATGAAATTTGGCGCTCATTCATATACGAATACTACAACATCCATAATGTATGCATGGAAAGCAGTTGCAGGAGTAAGTGCATTTGGAACGTACTCAGGACAAATTTCATCAGCACCAACTAGCTCTAGTGCTGCAGGATACTGCGGATTCCAACCAAAATTTGTGATTATTAAACGAACAGAAATTGCCCAAAGTTGGATGCAATACGATGGGTTTAGAAACAGCGGTACGGATTGGACAACATTTTTTAATCCTCAAGCAAATAATGTTGAAGAAACTCAAGCGGCAAGAAGTGTCATTGTTTCAGCAAATGGATTCCAAACAGATGACCACGCTAACATTGGCACAAGTGGTGGTACATATATTTTTATGGCATTTGCATAAATACTTAAATAATATAAACTAAAATATGCCAGTACTAACTAAGATAAACACAAATGTAATCGCAGATGATGCAGTCACCTCTGCTAAGATACCAGCTGATTCTATAATTAGTGATGATCTTGCGCCTAACATAGTATTAACTGGCGGTAGTGTTTCAATACCTTCTGTTACAACTGCAAACTTGCCGGGAGCAGTCGGTGGAACAAATGCTTCTCTTACTGCAACTAATGGTATGCTGGTATATAACAGTACACTTGGAATGTTGCAACAACGTGCCTCTGGAATCTGGTCAGGAATTACAACTGCACCAGTTATCACAAGTTTTACATATTCAGATGGGGCAACTGCAACGGCAGAGAAAACTGTAGTAGGACTTGTCTCAGTTAGTTGTACTACTCAAACCAGCACTACAGTATTAGTGCCGGGAGCATCACTTGGGATTCAAGTAGGAATGGTAGTAGCTGGAACAGGAATACCTGTTGGTGCAACAGTTGTATCAATCATAGAAAATACCTCTTTTGTTATATCATCTGCCGCAACAGCATCAGCAACAGTAACTCTAACATTCGGTGGAGCAGTAACCATCACAGGTACTAACTTTGACTCTGTTCTTGGAGGTACTCTAGCAAACATTGCAGTAACTTTCGATGGAACTTCTGCAACCTCAATTTCTGTTAATTCATTAAAGACCATAATTACTTGCACACCTCCTGCTCATGCCGCAGGAACCATAACCTTGCTAGTTACAAATGCTTCTGGACTAACTGCAAGCACAAACTTTGTCTATGATGTAGAACCAATATTCACTACTGCCGCAGGGTCATTAGGTGGTTTTGTTGAAAATACAGTTTTCACAGCAAATGCTTCTGCACCAATAATAGCAGGTACTGAAAATAGTGTTGCACTTACCTCTGGATTTGCAAGAGTAACAAGTGCTACAGATGATACTGTAATCACTACAGCAATCAATGGATTGACTCTGCAAGGAACAGGACACCTCACAGGAACATTAACCGCAGCCTCTAATGCTACAACATTTCCCTTCTATGCAGTAGCAACGGATGATGAAGGACAGAAAACTGCACCAAGACTCTTCAATATAATCTCTTATGATTATGCGGCATCTGGTGGAACTATAACTACTCATGCTGGTGGTTTTAAAGTTCATATTTTTTCAAATTTCAGTGCCTCAGAGAACTTTGTAGTAAATGCTACTCAGCTTTTTGACATTCTCATAATTGCTGGTGGAGGAGGTGGATCACCAGCTAACCATGCGGCTGGAGGTGGTGCAGGAGGATTTATATATTATAGTCAAAAATCATTAGCAGCGGCAACGTATGCTATTGCTGTAGGTGCAAAAGGTAGTGGAGGTACTGCTGGAAACAGGGATCATACAAGTGGAACAGATACTACTTTTGGAACCTTAACCACAGCAGAAGGTGGTGGTAGAGGAGGATACGAAGGCTCCGCAGTAACGCAAGAAGTCGGTGGTTCGGGAGGTGGTTCAGGAAGTAATACAAACGCTGCCTCAAGACTTGGTGCAAATGGAACCGCCAATCAAGGAAATAAAGGTGGTGATGCTCCAAATCAGGGTTGGCATGGAAGTGGTGGAGGAGGAGGAGCTAGTAGTGAAGGAATAGATGGTACAGCTACAGGTGTAGCAAATACAGGTGTTGGAGGTGCTGGAGGTGCAGGATATACTACTGGTGCTACTGGGATTTATAATTTTACTACGGCAGGTACTGTAACCTTTCCTGCTAATTTTACTGCTGCTTCAACTTCTACTTCTTATAGCGGTGGTGGAGGTGGAGGAGGAAATACTAGTGGCGGCTCCGCTTCTCATGGTGGAGGAGCAGGAAGCACAGTACAAGGTGTAAATGCTACTGGATATGGAGGTGGTGGTGGAGGAGCTGGTCGACAAGCTGGTGCAGTTAAAGGTGGGGATGGTTATCAAGGAGTAGTAATAATCAGATACGCAGTATAAAAATTAAAAGGAAACAAACATGAGTTACATAGGAGCAGAACCAGATGGCATGGGCAAAGCCCAGAGATTCACATTCACGGCATCTGGTGGTGAAACAAACGAAGATACCCAAACTTGGTCTGTGCGTTAAGAATAAGTTTACAACCCCCCAATAACTAACTCTTATAAATACTTTTATAACTTATAAGGGTTTTCATGGCAACAATCTCAAACATTTACATAGATGCAGGAGCAGATTATACTACTACCGTAACAGTTTCGGATAGTAGTGGAGCTGCTCTTGACCTCACAGGCTACACAGCTGCCGCACAAATCCGAAAAACATACGAATCCTCAGCCGCAACGGTGTCCTTTACCGTAGCTTTCAATTCCGATAGAACCACAGGAAAAATAGATATAACCCTTACTGGCGTTCAGACAGCTGCCATTGATTCAGGTAGATATGTCTATGATGTTCTTATAACATCTGGAGCTAGTGCAAAGACTAGAGTAGTTGAGGGTATAGTAACTATTAATCCAAGAGTAACACAATAAAATGGGAATAACCGCATCTATAGCACAACCAAGTGTTATCGCAGGGTCAACTATAACTGGTGATCAACCAAAAGTTACCAGAATGGAAGTGCCTGGTATAAAGGGTGCAGATGGTGATATTACTTGGCAGGGAGAATGGAGTTCTGCAACTACATATACTCAGAACGAAGCTGTTCAATATAGTGGTAGTGCATATGTTGCATTGCAAGGAAATACAAATTTAATTCCTTCAGCAAATGCAAGTTCATGGTCAGTAATGACCTTAAAGGGAGATACAGGGTCTACTGGCGCAGCTGGAAGCGCAGGAACAGTCACTATTGGAACTACATCTACAAGTTCAGCCGGTGGTAGTGCATCGGTATCAAATACTGGCACATCTAGTGATGCAGTCCTAAATTTTACACTTCCTAAAGGTAATTCTGGTGTTGAAGGGCCGCAAGGTTCTACTGGTTCTACTGGTTCAACTGGAGCAACTGGTGATGATGCAACTCTTGAGGTTGGGTCTGTAACTACTGGTGTAGAAGGTTCTTCTGTAACTATTGCAAATTCTGGAACAGATACAGCTGCGATTTTTGATTTTAGTATTCCTATGGGTGCAACTGGTGCTCAAGGAACATTTAGATGGATGGGTGCATATAACAATGCAACTGTTTATAGTACGAATGATGTATCATATTATAATGGTTCTTCCTATGTAGCAGTTGGTGCTACTGTAGGAAACATACCCACAATTGTTGCATATTGGGAAAAGATGGCAGCCGCTGGAGCAGAAGGTGGTTCTATTGGTTCTATGTCAGATACGAATATTGCAGTAAGTCCAACTGATGCAGCTATTATAATGTATAACACTTCAAATAGTAAATGGGAAGATAATAATGTCTTTGGTACAAGTCGTTCGGCTTTACAATTAGACGGAGGAACATTTTAAAGGTAAAATATGGCAACAACAATTAAAATAAAAAGAGGTGCCGCAACCTCTGAAACAGCTCCCACTCAATTAGGTGCAGGAGAACTTGCAGTCACTTATGGTGATGCTTCATCACAAGCTAATGGTGGAGATAGATTATATATAGGAAACTCTGCGGCAGATGCGAACTTAATTATAGGTGGTAAGTATTTTACTGATTTGATAGATCATGTACATGGTACGCTTACTGCTAGTTCTGCATTAATTTCAGATTCAAATAGTAAACTAGATAATCTTAAAGTCGATAATATCGACCTCAACGGTAGTGCAATTACTACAACTAATACAAATGGGGATTTAGACATAACACCTCATGGTACAGGAATTGTCAATTTTAAGGGTGATGGTTCTAGTGCAGCTGGAGCAATAAAAATATTCTGTGAACAGAATACTCATGGTATTACCATTAAGAGTCCTGCTCACTCAGCAGCTGCAACATACACATTAACATTACCTAATGATGATGGTGGTGCAAACAATATGTTGACATCAAATGGAAGTGGTGTACTTTCTTGGTCAGCTGGGGTATCAGCGTCAACTGGTTCGTTTTCTGGTAATATTACTTCAACAGGAAATACTGCTGGAAATGTGCAAGTAGGTATTACTACTGACAATGAGATTGATACAAGTGCTGGAAACTTAACTCTAGATTCTGCTGGTGGTACAGTAACAGTTGATGATAATTTTACAATATCAGCCAGTAAGACAATTGACATGGGTGCGAACAGAGTAACCAATCTCGCAGACCCTAGTGGCGCTCAAGATGCTACAACTAAATCCTATGTTGATGCAGTCAAACAAGGACTTGATGTAAAAGATTCAGTAACTTGTGCAACAACCGCTGATATATCCACATGGACATACAGCAATGGTGCAGGAACATTGACCGCAGCTGGAAATGGTGTAGTTACTCTTGATGGAGTTGCACTTACTCTTAATATGAGAGTTCTTGTTAAAGACCAAGATCCTACAACAGAAAATGGTATTTACTATGTATCTACTGCTGGTGCAGCCTCAGCAATTTTAGTACTAACAAGAGCAACGGATGCAAATACAGGTGCAGAACTTTCAGGTGGATCTTTTACTTTTGTCGAACAAGGAACAGTCGCAGCTGAGAATGGATATGTATTTACTCATAATGGTGATGCCACATTTGGAACAACTACTTTAACAGTTTCACAATTTTCAGGTGCAGGACAAATCATTGCTGGTACTTCCTTGACTAAGACAGGAAATACTATGAATGTTGCAACCGATAGTACTACAATGTTTACTTTATCAGATGCATTGAGTGTACAAAGTTCTGGAACAGCAGGACAAATTTTAAGGTCTACAGGAAATACAGGACAGGCTGCAGTTTATGGTCAATTAGACCTTGCAAATTCAAATGCAGTTACAGGAATTTCTGCCATTGCAAATGGTGGTACAGGAAAGAATTCAGTTACCGCTAATTTGTTGATGACAGGAAATGGTACAAGTGCCCTTAATACTGTTGCAATAGGAACCTCTGGACAAGTATTATTAAGTGCTGGTTCTGGTTCTGACCCTTCATTCGGAAATATTGACGGAGGTACATTCTAATGGCTACGGTGATTAAATTAAAAAAATCAGAAACAGCATCTTCAGTTCCAACTACAGGAGATATTGCAGTTGGTGAAGTCGCAATAAATACAGCAGACCAAAAGATTTATGTAAGAGACTCTAGTGACAATATTGTTACTGTCGCAAATAAAGGGGAAACTCTAGGAACAGTTTTAGCAATGTCAGTTGCTTTAGGATAAAGGATAACTCATGGCTACACCAGCAACAAAAGATGCCCTTAAAGAATATTGTTTAAAGGCATTAGGAAAACCAGTTATTGATATTAATGTAGATCCAGATCAATGCGATGACCGTGTTGATGATGCACTTCAATACTTTGCAGAGTATCATATGGATGGTGTTGAGAGAATGTATCTCAAATACAAAATGACCTCTGCACAGATCACTAGAGGTTCTACAGACGCTACTACTAACGTAACAGATACTATAGATAATGCAGGTGGTGCTTACTCTTGGTTAGAACAAAATGTTTGGATACCTGTTCCTACTTCTGTAATTTCAGTACTAAGAATCTTTCCAATTACAGACCATACAACTGTACCTATGTTTGATATGAAGTATCAAATGCGGCTAAATGATTTGTGGGATTTTACTTCTACTTCTATGGTCAATTATCAAATGTTACAAGAACATTTAGATATGATAGACCATTTATTAACTGGTGAAGTTCCTATTAGGTTTAATCAGCATCAGAATAGACTTTATTTAGATATGGATTGGCCGAATGAAATTCCTGCTGACCAGTTTCTTGTTATTGAATGTTATAGAAAGTTAGATCCAACATCATATACAGATGTTTATAATGACATTTTTCTTAAAAAATATGCAACTGCACTTATTAAGAAACAATGGGGGGCTAACTTAATTAAGTTCAATGGAGTATCAATGTTAGGTGGTGTACAAATGAATGGAGAAGTAATCTATACTCAAGCTGATGAAGAAATAAAACTACTGGAAGAACAACTCCTTAATGGATATGGTCTACCAGCAGACATGATGATAGGATAATATGCCCACATCTGTATATTTTGATACAGGCACAACAGCCGAACAAAGATTATATGAGAATCTAATTATTGAGCAACTTTCAGTATTTGGGCAGGATGTATATTATCTTCCTAGAAAGTTGGTCAACAAGGATACTTTGTTTGGTGAGGACGCTTCAAGCTCTTTCAATGATGCATATATTATTGAAATGTATCTTGATAATATAGAAGGATACGAGGGTCAAAAAGAAATGATGACCAGATTTGGTGTAGATATTCAAGATGAAGCTACATGGGTAGTATCCAAGAGAAGGTTTGAGCAACTAATATCCCTAGACCAAAATTTAATTGTTAGTACTCGCCCAAATGAGGGTGACTTGATTTATTATGCTAAATCAAAAAAACTATTTGAAATAAGCTTTGTTGATCACGATGATCCGTTTTATCAACTTGCTAATTTACCTGTATTCAAATTACGATGTCGTACTTTTGATTACAGTCATGAAGATATGGCAACAGGTATCTCAGAGATTGATGATATTGAAACATCACTATCTTTGGATGCTCTTGCATATCAAGTTACATTAGAGTCTGGTACAGAATCAGGCACTAATTATTTATTAACAGAAGATGGTGATTGGATTGTAAGTGAAGCATATAGTGTATCTACTATAGACACTTCATCTGATACTGACTTCTTTGAAACTCAAGGTGATTCGATACTTGATTTTTCAGAAATGAACCCATTTGGTGAGGTAACATAATGCTTGGAAGTACTTTTTATCACGAAACTTTAAGGAAGTGTATAGTAGGATTTGGTACACTTTTTAACGACATTCATATTACTAGAAAAGATAGTTCTGGTAATACAATACAATCTATGAAAGTTCCACTTGCATATGGAGCAAAGCAGAAATTTTTATCACGATTGACAGAAGACCCTAGTTTAACAAAAACAGTTGCAATCACCTTACCTAGAATTGGTTTTGAGATTGGACAAATAGCATATGATGCTACAAGAAAATTAAATAAGATTCAAAAAGTAAAAAAGGCTGGTACTGCTGGTAATAAGGTGGATACTCAGTATATGCCGGTTCCTTATAATATTGACTTTGAACTATATGCAATGTCAAAGAATAGCGATGATGCATTGCAGATAGTAGAACAAATTTTACCATACTTTCAACCTGACTACACAATCACTATCAACGACATTGTTCAGATGAGTAGTAAGAGGGATGTTCCTATTGTATTAACAGGAATTTCTTACGAAGATAACTATGCAGGAGAGTGGACAGAAAGACGAGCAATTATCTATACAATGTCCTTTACTGCAAAATGTTACTTGTATGGGCCTGTCATGGGTGGTCAGGTTGTAACAAAGGTACAGGTAGATCAATATACAGATTCTTCTACAGCTGCACCGAAACGAGAACAAAGACTTACTGTTACGCCAGATCCAGTTTCCGCTGGAATGGATGATAATTTTGGATTTAATGAAGTTTCATCTTTCTTTGAGGATGCAAAAACATTTAATGCAGAGACAGGACAGGATGAGTAATGGAAAAAATCAACGAAATTCTAGGGATTGCAGATAAAAAAACGGTAGCCTCCACACACCAAACCGTTACTGTGATTCCTAGACCTCAAACAAGCGAAGAAGATGAAGATGATTTCAAATACAGTCGAGAAAATCTTTATCATATAATAGAGCGTGGACAGGATGCACTAAGTGGTATCCTGCAAGTTGCACAAGAAACAGACCATCCACGAGCCTATGAAGTTGCAGGACAACTCCTAAAGACTAACGCTGAGAACACAGAGAAGTTAGTCAATCTCCAAGCTACAAAAAAGAAACTCAAAGAGACAGATCAGCCTCAGCGTGTTACTAATAATAATTCTTTATTTGTTGGTTCTACACAGGAACTTCAACAACTAATTAAAAATAAAAAGTAATGCCTGACATATATCGTGATAACCCGAATCTCAAACGGGCGAATGTACAAATTGAGTTTACCAAAGAACAGATACAAGAATATCAAAAGTGTTGGGAAGATCCTGTATACTTCACAGAAAACTATGTCAAAATAATAAGTTTAGATAGGGGTTTGATACCTTTTAAACTCTATAATTTTCAAAGACAGATGATGTGGACTTTCCA